CTATATTTTTATGGAGGTCCTAATTATGAGAGTTATTGCTGATGGTTGCATTAAATGTGGTTCTTGCGCATCTGTTTGCCCAGTTTCTGCTATTTCTGAAGGCGAAACTAAATACGAAATCAACGATACTTGCATCGATTGCGGTTCTTGCGAATCCGTTTGCCCAGTATCTGTAATTTCCGCTGAATAAGAACACAAACGTAAAAAGCCAGTAAACACTTATGTTTACTGGCTTTTTTATTTTTCAAAATTGGCAAAAATCACTACATTTCGTTAGCGTTGCTCAACCGTTGCTCACCTTTTAGGAGGGCTTCGCCGTGTGGTAATCGGTTAACCGCATCAATGTATTGTTGTATAGTTTTATGCGTGTAAACTTCCTGGGTGATATTATCCTTACTTGAGTGGCCAACGATCCGTTTGATGATAATTTCATCGATTCCAATATTGCTAGCCATTGATATGAAAGTATGGCGTGTATCATGCGGTTTGTGCTCTCCTAAATTAAGAGTTTGGCACATACGCTGCATCTCACGCCGATAGGTATCCTTATGTATCACCTTATCCAAAAGGCACTCTACACGCTTAAATTGGGCTTGCTGATATAGCTCCTTGATAAAAGGGTAGATACTTTCAGCGATAGGTATGCAACGGTCTCTACCGGCTTCCGTTTTAGAACCGCCAACCATGTATCGTTCCTTCAAGTGGATATTATCAAGTTTCATAGTCTGCAATTCGTTTAATCTGAGCCCCGTGTAGGCGTATATCAATGTTAGCTTGGCAATTATATCGTCGGAGTGTTGCCAAAGGGCGTAGAGGGCCGAATTTGAAAAAATGTTAGCCTTCTTGATTGGCGTAGCATTCTTATTGATGATAATATCGGAGAAATAGTTCCTAGGTATGATTTCCTGTTTTACGGCTAGCGTACCTACAGATACTATGATAGCCTTGATTAGCTTTTGATACGATTTAGTATGAGTTGATTTATCAAATATAGGTTGAAAGTGTGCAGCACGCATATTCTTCATCTCTATATTATTTAGATGCTCAACCATCTTTTGTATTGTATGGATGATCTTCATTCGACCAGCAGACAACCCCTGGCGTTCTGCTTCCTCAATCCGCCATTCAAAACATTGGCCAAACGTAATTTTACGCTGCTCTTCTTGCGGTGGATTGGTAGAGTAGAGGGCAAGGGCTGTGTAAGCTTCCTTTTGCGTAGCAAACGTGCCTACCGATTTACGAATAGCCTTGCCATTGGCATCGTACCCATATGTCACAACTGCCCTATAAGGTTTACGCAGCTGTTTATGTTTCATTTTATATACGGTTCCTGAACCGTTGGCTCGTTTCATGGCCATAATATGTCCTCCTTAGCTTAAATTTGGGTATAAGAAATAAGCCTTAGAGGTTTTGTGGTATAATGTTATTGGAGTAAAAATGAAGTACCTTTTCTCTAAGGCTAGGTATGTAGTTTTTAGTGGCCCTCACTGCGGTGAGGGCTTATTTTTTTATAAAAAATCGTCTTTAATTAAATATCTCAAACTCAAAAATATAAGATTTTTTGCGTTTGAAATTGTGGATAACTCAAAAAAAGAAAGTTTTTTGAGTTGAGTGGGGTGGATAACTCAAAATAGTCAACAAATTCGAAGCAACCTGCATGATTACTAGCATTTTTAATATAGAATTAATTGCATAGGCTATATCTATTGCATATATCTTAAAAATAGTTTTATAATGAGTTTAAGGGTGTTAAGTCGTAAGATTTGGAGGTGTAAATATGAATGTATTAAGATTAATTCTGTCAGATATATTTGTTTTTATATCTTTGGTGGGATTAATATGCTTAATTGTAACAATTCCTCTGTATCTTTTCTCGGTGCCATTAAACACATTTACTGAAATAGGAAGATGGCTTATAAGTATATTAATAGTGTTTTTTCTTTTAAAGCATGGATATGTTAAAATTAACTCCTCTTTCTAGGAATTTTTATATCTAAATCGTTACTTACCTCTTCGAGAGTGTCGTCAGATATCGCGGCACTCTTTTTCTTGTTGTCGTAATATAATTGTAAGAATGCGATAATCTTTTCTAGCAATCCATCGGTTGATAACTCCGCATCTATTTTACCGATTGGATCCTTAGAAATTTTAAGCTTTCCGCCGACTATAAGAACTCCTATTACGGCAATGGCAGTTACCAATATTACTGGTCCAAAATATTCTATAACCCCTGGACACTGAACGTTTACTCGAGAGTTAATTTTTCTAGCCGCTGCAGTTACTGCCTCATCTTCGTTATTAATTGCATTATTTAATTCAACTGCACGTTCTAATATCCCAGTCATATATAACGGAATATGTAAACTAGGAACATCAGCTTGTCGTCTGACGGCAATATTAAAATAAGCTACACCATCCATGATATAGAAAGGATTAATCGCACGCTCAATAAATGGCCTATAATCGTTGGCGTTGGACAATGCTTGTTGATTTCTAAAAAATAGATAAAGCTTAGGGTCTATTAAATATCGTTTTGTAGAAGTGATCCATTTTACTTTCCGTCGTTTTAAATACGGACAAGATTCTTCTTGTAATGCGCCATCGATGTCATCAGCCTCATAATGTATATCATCTTCTAACAATCCGAATGCAAATTCTGCCGATCCAGTAGAAGGGATAATTACAATATCACCTTTTTGCATTTCTCTGCAGAAACGATAAACTTGATTAAATACTCTGGTTGTATTTGCACCATATTTTTCTTTAAATGGCCCTACAATTTCATCCGTTCTATATAGTTCTTCAACACATGGGACATCATTCCATCCGATAGCTACAAACCCTTTTAAAAAGAATTCTTTATAATAATCTCCACCGTGTGTTCGGAGAAACCAGTAGTTTCGGTTAGGTACTAGGGTAGGCTCTATTCCTTCTGATCTTAAAAAATCAGTTAAGTCGTCAAATGTAATCGGTTTATTCATCTTTGTCTCCCTTTTATAATACTGACACGTAATGGTGGTAGAAATCTATATTCTCCAACTCCGCATCATCAATACATGTTCGACGGACCATTTGCTCAACTAGATTAACGTGTTCATCTAAGTAAAAATCATCATTAATAATATGCATTAATTCATGCTTAATTTCCTCTCTCATGCGATCATGAGAGAGGTTTTTGTTTATGTAGATGTTATGAGTATCCACATCTTCACATTCCTCTGACACGGCATTGGCATGTGGCAAGTCGCAGTAAATCAAATTTACAACCAATATAACACTCTCCCTTTAAAGTCATTTCTTATTTTGTGGATTGTTATCAATAGACTTTAAATGTTTATTAATTTTACGTTCGACTTTCTTCAAGTCTTTTTCTGCTGGCAGTTCCTCTGGTTTAATTCCGCGTTCCGCTAGCATTTCACGAATGGTCGAATTATTCTGTACGTGTTCGTCTGTAATAGGCTCTTCTCCATACATATCGTTTTGTTCAACATTATGATTCGTCATTTCTGTTGCCAGGTTTTTAGCTGCAATGGTTACAGTGGGAAGAAAATCAGCTAGAGGACGTGTAGGGTTGACGCCAAGTTTGTCTTTCATAGATTGTGTAGAATGCCCTCCAAATAATGCAGTATCACCTTTGGAGCGAATGCGTGCAAAGCCTTTATTATCGACTCCGCGCTCGTATATATTTTGTGAAAGTCGTTTTTCTGACTCTTTTAATTGATCGCGAGCCTCCAGCCGTTTTATATCTTTGTCGTACCGCTCTAGGGTTTCTTGTTCGTGAGTTTTTACAGCAAAATAGGTTTGTGCTAAAGCAATGACCTCTTTGCGAGGGTCGCCATTCATGGCGATTAAATAGCAGGCGTATCTTGTCAATTTAATATCATCGACGTTTCTTGTTGCGCCACTTCCGATTTCAACCATTCCGCCCACGTCGGCGAAATGGTCAGAAGTTATATGACCACTGCTTTCACATGCTTTTTTAGCTTTGGCTATAACAGGTAAAAATTTTCTGTATTCAGTATATTCTAATAATCTTTGCAAATCCCTAGCATACCAATACTCATTGCCTTCATCATCAAGTTGCTTTATCGAATCAAAAGGCGATGTATACGGACCTGTACCAGGTTTATCTTCATCAAATAAAAAGAAAAACATATAAACCTCCCGTTATTTATATATCTTATTTGTGCTTAAGTTTGAGTAATTCTATATATTCAACAGCTTTTTCTAAATCCTCCTTACTTATATCTTTAGCGGCAGAGAAGAGCATACGAGCCCCTGGACGTGTGCGTAGGTATTCTGCAAATTCGGCTGCTTCACGGTCGGTGTAGTAGCCGTCTGTAGACTTTTGCTCTACTGAGTGCTCAGAATCCTTCCAACCCATTAAATATGCAGGCGTAGTATTAAGAGCTTTAGCTAATGGTTCAAGAACATCAATTGGCATATTCTCTATATCACCATTTTCATATCTATATATAGTAGCCCTATTTTTATTTAGCATTTTAGCTAACATATCAGCTGTATACCCTAACTCTAATCTTCTTTGTTTTATACGTTCTCCGATTCTCATAAGATTCCTCACTTTCTAGTTGATTACATAATACAATACAATTCGCAAAAATGCAACAAATTTCTTTAAAATATTTATAAAATCGCACGAAATGCGAAAATAGTTGTTGACATGTGTCTTGCGATAGAGTAATATCAAATCACAAGGTGTCGCATATAAGCGACTTATAAGGAGGTGAAATTTATGAATATTAGAAAGTTAAAGGCTAAATTAGTTGAAAGGGATGTATCCATAGCAGACTTAGCAAATATCTTGAACGTTGATAAATCAACAGTATATAGGAAGTTTAATAAGTCGGGCGAGGCTTTTACCGTTAGTGATGTTGATAAAATTGCTAAAGCTTTGGCTCTAACTTATAGTGATATTAATGAAATTTTTTTTGCTAATGTTGTCGCATAATATGCGACTTCAAAGAAAGAGAAATCATGAAAATAGTAAAACTCATTACAAGAGCAACGCACCAGAGCATAGTAGACGCAATGATTTCCATAGCAATAGCACATGGATTAACGATTACTAATGTGGAAAACATTATGACTGATGTAATAGCGTATTTGAAAGATAACGCAACGGTAAAAAAGTAAAAGCCACCAACAAAGTTAGTGGCAATAGATAGGATATTGGGCGCTCGTGGATGGATTATTGGTAATGCTCCTCACCATCTATGCGTTGCACCTTACAAAGTATACAAGGCATTTACTTTGTCTTGGCTCAAGGTTGTCCTGTTGCAGCAGGAGGTTCCTTGAATTCACCCAATTTGCAATTAGTAATTACTTACTAATGGGACGTGTAAACATCCTTTCTTAAACCAAAATCACGTAATCGAGAAATAGCAGAAGATTTCTCTAATTGAAGCGTTGGGCTATTAGCTACATTTTGAGCTAATGCTAATGCTCCTTGTGTTTGAGTATTAAGAGCAAATGCTTTTGCAAATGGAGTATTTGCAGAAGATTGAATCATAGAAATAACTTTATTTGTATTTTTAAGAATTTCTAATTGTGGTTGAACCACCAAGATGTTATCGTAAAGGCTTTTTATCCTTTACTTCTACTTGTTACCAAGTAGTTCAGCATATGTCATTATCCTATCAAAAAATATTATACATGAATAAATAATGAAAATAAAACAAAAAGGTGAAATCAAATGAATAGTAAAAAGCCACCAACAAAGTTAGTGGCAATAGATAGGCGGTGAAAATATGGAGTTTGTCATCGGATATATTATAGGGCTCGTGCTGACAGGAATTTTGATTATTGTAGTTGCTGGACGTGAGTCTTAAGCCGTTGAGCTTCTTCACGTAAAAATTCGACGTCCGAGTGATCTTTTACAACAGACATTTTTTCGATAAGGAGTGTGAATTTAATAAATTCTGTAGGATATGCTTTTGCAATTTCAACACGTATTTCGGGCCATAAAGAATAGTCCCATTCTGAAAATGCAGAATAGACGCCAGTCGTCATTATGAATCTTGCACAATTATCAATGCATCGAACGAACATAAGCAATAACGCCTTATTGTATTTTTCCCGTTCTTTTTTCAGTCTACTAACATTTGTTAAGTGATTCAGATACGCACCTAGTGCAGATGCAAACGACGCCGTAAAAAGGCCTAAGAAAAAATCAGTGTAATTAATCATAATTAATACCTCCCTTTTGAGGTAATTATATCAGAAATTAAGTGAAAGAAGTAAAAGCCATCAACAACATTAGTGGCAGTAGAGAGGAGGTGTAACTATGGTTAGAAAGACAATCGCCGTATCCCAAATGGCCACTGTTCTCGGATGGACACTAACTGCGGTACGAGAATGTATCGCTAGGGACAAATTCCCATTTGCCTATGCATGGCAGTCACCAGGCAAGAAATCAAGAGCCTTTGTAATAGATAAGGAAGGCTTTAAGACTTATCTAATGCACAATCTAGGTTGGGATATAAAAATTATCGATGCAGAATTTAAAGCTGCAAATATTCACTAGGAGGAATTAATCATGACATGGATTGATGCAGGAATGAATTTAAGTTTAGCTGCAGCTGCAGTAGCATCTATTTTATCAATGATGATGTTATAAAGGAGACTTTAACTATGACTGAAATTCCAGTAAACAAAACAGCAATGGCTGCACATTTAAAAGCAATCGAATCAGATCGTCTCTTAAATCAAATCAGTGGGGACGTTATGAACGCTATCTATAGCTTGCAAACCATGATGAGTGCTTACGGAGCACAAGGATTCCGCATTAGCGTTACTGTTGATGATATCGTAGTTGAGCAAATTGTGGAGGACGATGAATAATGGGCTAAAGATTTTGATTTCCCATCTATGAAGGTAGGGGAAAGAGGAGGTGAAAACCAAGATGAGTGCGATGACATATAAAGAAAAACGGGAGCTTAGACGTGCTGCTATGGCTCCACAGTTAGCTGATATTATAGAGGGCTTTCTTGTCGGATCGTGTTTCTTATATCTAGCAGTAGGTATTTTCTACTGGTGGATTACAGGGGAGATGTTAGTGAAATGGTAAAACGATGTTATCACTGTGGGTACAAGCTTACCCCGAATATTACCTACAGTCTTTACAATACCGCTATTGGAAAGGTGGTTACAGTATGTAAGGACTGCCATACCTCTCATTTGCGAATGAGGGCAAAACAAAGAAAAAGGGCTGCACTTGCTGGAACAAGTACAACCCACTATTAAATTAACCAGTTAAATTGTAACACATAAGGAGGCAATCATGCCAACTGTTAATAAAAATATAGATTTTAATTTTTTTAGCCGCTCTGGGCGTGTGCCCCCTAAAGTGCGATTTAACGTATGGGGCTCGGCTTGTGGATTAAGTGTAGACGCGTATAACGCAATTGGTAGACCTGAAGGCTTGCGAGTTGGAATTGATACATCAGCTCGTGAAATTCATGTATATCCTGTTTTAGAAAAGAATAATGAAGCAGCAATTTATCCACCTAAAGCTGCTTTACAAAAATCTAAAATCATTATCTCAAGGGCGAGAGTCGTATTAAAAGAGTTAACAGAATTAGGTATTACTAAAAATATTAGTGGGGACGTGATCATCGAAGGTGATTCCAAAAAGCTAATATTTAAGTTTTGAGAGGAGCTAACATGACCGAAATAAAATCTAAAAAATTATTGCCATCTGTAAATACATTTGACTTCAGTTTTTTTGCTGATAATAAAGGCAAGCATCGTGCAGCCGATACAGTAGCAATTGTTGTAAGCAATAGTTATATCAAACTTTCATTAGCTGCTTATAGAAAGTTAAAAGGTCCTGAATATTTTAGAGTTGGTATAGATGTTCACAATAAAGCGATTTGTGTATCCCCTGCGTTAAAAACAGAATCTCATGTTTTTAAACCAACAGCAAAGCAAATTGAACAAAACACTATTTATATTACTAAAAGTAGTCACGTAATCAAAAAGCTTAAAGAACTTGGCATTCCCAAGATGGTAACTGGAACGCTAGTTGATGGCGAGTTATTATTCAAATTTTAAAGGAGAACCTATCATGGAAAATCAAAATATCTTAACTATTAAATTCAATACATTGGACGATCTAGCAGTGCAAGTAGCAGATTGGAACGACCGATTAAATCATCAATGTTGCGGTAATTGCTCTAATGTTGAAGCGCCTACAGTAACAGTTGGCGAGACTATCGATATTGAAGTAGCGGCGTCTGAAGTTGCAGGAAAAGTAGATACAAAACAACAGCCTGAACCTGTTGAAGTTAAGCCAGCACAAAAGGATGTTCCTGTAACCGATTTTGAAGGTAAGTTAGTAACAGATAAAAAAGAAGAAAAGGTTGAACAGGTAGAAGAACCTGTAGCAGAACCTGCTCCTGTTGAAACACCGACTGACGAATCAACTACAACAGAAACACCGGAACAGGATGCTGCATTAGATGTAACTGCTGAACCAGTAGATAAAAAAGTATTTTATAAAGAAATGAAGGATTGGATGGGTGAAGATATGGTTCGTGCAGGGAAAGTTCTTACTGTCTTTAAAAAATACGGCATTACTGAAAAAATTACTAGTAATTTATTAACTGATGATATCATCACTGATTTGAAAACAGTAATGGCAGGGGAGGAATAATATGGCAAAGCAACAATTCAAAGCGCAAGCTGACATATGCAAAAAGTCGCTAGACGCATTACATAAAGCAATTGAACTCGATCCTGATAATACGGAAGAATACAACGCAGGTATCGCATACACAGAAAACGTTATGAAAGCCTCTAATGCCATTGTAAAAGCCTTTGATGTGGTTGAGCCTCCTAAGGCAGCTACGCCTAAAGAAAAAACGGAAGATGCGGCAAAGGAAGAAAAGCCAAAGCGTACCCGTAAGTCTAAAACAGCTAAAGAATCTACGCCAGTTGATAATGAACCTGCTACAGCCGAAACACAGCCAACGGTTGAGCCTAGTGTAGAAGATAACGCTGACCTCTTTGCTATGTTTGACGATTAAGGCGGTGGTGTTCTGTGGAAACTGTGTCAAGTTTATATATCCGCAAAATGTTCGATAGCATCATAATTGAAAAACATTATGATGCAGCTTACACAACAATTCACCATTGTGATTGCGATCACACATTTGGTGGTATATGGAATCGCAAATATAGTATGGGCTGCGGATATTATACAGGTGCGAAATCTTATGTTTGTCCTAATTGTGGAACTCGCTCCGAACCATATGTACACAAAGTGATATTAACCTGTGATGACGAGGAATTATTTCCTAAAGAAATGTTTTTTGAAGTCGTTAATTGCAAAGACTTCCTCGATCTTCGTATTAAATATAAAGGTATTCAGCTATTTTGGGATGGAACGTCTGAAGATGGCTCTTATAAAGAGGTTTTGCGTTTTGATTTCAAAGCCAGAAAAGCTTTTTATATCGATGAAGATAAGAGAAAACATGAACTCACAGTCGATTATATTCGTGAGTATGATAATCCGATTATGCCAATTTTAAAATACATAGGGAAATCATATGCAGTTCATGGAGTTAATAAAGAGCATTTGGCCAAACTCCTCAAAAGTCTGCGCATAACGTTTGAAAAGCGCTTATCAGAACAGTGTGGATATAAAGTAAAAGATGTTTATATCCCACATTCGATTAGTGAATATGGCGGATATGGGATTTCTATGCTGGTTAATATGATCTTAAAGCTCAGCGCTCCTGACATGCCTGCTGTCACTAAAATTATTAAAAGCAACATTAAATGGACTTCACGCTATTGGATTGGTTCTATAAGAGATCTGCATTTTTATGATTCGGTTTTAGCTATGACTAAAAAGGGGACGGGATTCTTAGAAGCATTGCGAATTTATCATCGAGCTCCTGATAGTAAATTATTGCGTAGCATGATGGTTAATGACCCTATGATTGTTAAGCTATCAGATATGCTGAATGTTTTTAAAGATGAAAATAATCGAAGGACAATATTGACTCTTAATCGAGAAAAAGGGTTCGATGATGTATCTGCGAAAATAATTAATGCAGCTCATTTAGATGAGAATATGGGCGTTAGGACTGAAAAAATACTTAATATGTGGCTTGGCCTTTCCAAACGATATGGTGAGCGAAATTTATTGCGATATTTGCTAAATGTCACTGCATCAGATATCAGGGATATTGTTAATATGTACAGTCAAATAAATGGTAAGTATATAGCTCACGTTTGGAATACTAATTGCAAGTTAAAAGACTTCCATGATGTTGTAGTTAATATTTACAACAAACAAGAGTATGGCGACGTAATGCTTCCGGAGGTTCCTCAACTACAAGCGGATGTAAACGGAATGCATTTTATGGTCCCAAGAACTGCAGCAGAATTAATAACTGCTGGTAAACGGTTAAAAAATTGTGTTGGCTCATACCGGGATAGAGTCATGAAAGGAACTACGGCAATAGTGTTAGTTACCGACGATTCTATGAAACCGGTTGCATGCCTAGAATTGGCCAATAAAGGTAAAAAGAAAGGTCGTCAAATATTTGACTTAGTACAGGCTAAGCTCTTTGCTAATGAAATGCTTAAAAAGAATGCTCATATTAATTCGACGGTCATGCAATGGGCCAATCAATTAAAGATTGAACCGCATACCATCGACGTGGACGCTAGTGTTGTATAGGAGATCACTATGAAACTCACAAAATTAGAATTACTAAATTTTAAAGGTCTAAAATCCTTTACCATAAATCTTAATGGCGATGTCGTAATCCGTGGTGATAATGCTACTGGTAAAACGACTGTATTTGACTCTGTGTGTTGGTTGCTATTCGGCAAAGATAGCCTAGATAGAGCTGATTTTGAAATCAAAACATTAGATGGCGGAGAACCCATTCATAAAGTCAATCATGAAGTAACAGCTACCTTTACTTTGGATGAAGGGGGCACAGTTGAACTCAAACGTGTGTATCGTGAAAAGTATTCATCCCCTCGTGGTGGCGATATAACTCTCACAGGTCATACAACAGATTACTTTGTCGATGGGGTGCCTAAAAAAGAAAAAGAGTATAAAGAAATTGTAAACACTCTTATCGATGAAAGTATCTTTAAATTAATCACAAATCCATTGTATTTTAATGAAACGTATTCTTGGCAAAATCGTCGCAAATTATTGCTTGAGATGTGCGGTGATATCGATGATATTAGTGTAATTAATAGCCATGATGATTTAAGACGATTGGCTGAACTGTTAGAGGGAAGAACAGTAGATGATCATCGTAAGGTGGTCGCAGCAAAGAAGACTGCTATCAATAAAGAACTGGATATGATTCCTATTCGTATTGATGAAGCTGTGCGTAATAAACCTGAAACTGTATCTGATAAAGAAAAACTCATTCGTGATATTGAAACTTTATCCGCTGGTATAGATGAAGTTGAAAAGCAAAAGGCAATTATTCAAAACGGGTTTAGTTTTACTGAAAAGGAATCTAAAATCCGTGATATTAAACGCCAGTTAGAGGTTCAAAGCTCTAAAATACTATCCGACTATCATAAACAAAAACAACGCTTGCGCGATGAATATGAAGCCTCTTTAACCAAACTAAAAATGGTAGAAGTAGACAGAGATAGATGTGCTGATAGGCGAGACGAACTTAACAAAGAAATTGAGCGTGAGTCTAAACGCATTGCAACCTTACAATCTGAATTTGATACGTTTAACGCACAACAATTCAATAAAGAATCTTGCCCTACTTGTGGCCAAGCGCTACCGGCTGACAAGCAAGCGGCACTCGAGGCAGAGTTTAACACCAATAAATCTAAAAAGCTTGAGGAGCGGAAAGGGCTTATTGAAAGTGCAGTGAAGCTTAAAGCAAACTATGAAGAGCAACAAGAAATTATGTCCTCAAAGATTGATAGCTTAACTACTGAGGTATCTCAATATAGTGATGCTTACAATGTTAAGTTTAAAGAATATGAGGCGTACTCCGAACCCAATGTTGAAGACGATCCAGTCTATACTGATTTGAAGGCTCAATTATTCTTGCTAGAAATTGACGATGAACCAGGTGCTGAAGCCGAAGAACTTGCTAAACTTGACGAAGAACTGAGCTCTATGAAATCTAAAAAAGCAGGCCTTGAGACTGAGTTAAATAAATTTAAGCTTATTGATGATATTAATCATCGAATCCTTGAGTTAGAAAATCAACAACAAAAATTAGTAGCAGAAAAGAACGCACTTGATGAAGCGGCCTTCTTAATGGATGAATTCATTAAAGCAAAGGTTAATATGCTGGAAGAAAACATTAATTCAAGATTTAAATTAGCTCGGTTCAAAATGTTTAATGTTATGTTGAATGGCAATGTAGAAGAATGTTGTGAAACTACCTATAAAGGAGTTTCATATCGAAGCATGAATAACGCAGCACGCATTAATGTAGGCTTAGATATTATCAATGCATTAACAAGCTATTACAAAGTGAATGCTCCGGTATTCATCGATAATGCGGAAGCAGTAACTGAATTCGTTCCAGTTAATAGTCAAACGATTAAGTTAATCGTTGATGAATCAGAACCACAATTGGTGGTTAAGGAGGTGTAAGTATGGCAAATAATCATAAAGTAATTATGAGCACGGATGAAATGGCAGCATACATTTATACTATTTTGTCTGAGCATGAGCTAACTGTTGGCGAATCGTTATCTTCGCTGAAAAAAGCGACTAAATTAGTACATAAGTCAGTATATTATGACTATTTAAAAGAAAGCGAGTATGAAGAATGCAATTAGTACCTATCAATGTTGTAGAAAATACTCAATATGTAAGCGGTAGAGATTTGCATATGTTTTTAGAAATTGGAACAGAATATAAAGATTGGTTCCCTCGAATGTGTGAATATGGGTTCGAAGTTGGTATAGATTTCAACCCGCTCAAAAAAGAGCGAGTTCAAATTGAAGGTAATCGAGAGGTCAAACGCATTATCTCTGACCATGAAATCACAATTGATATGGCTAAGCAACTGTGCATGTTATCTAGAAACGAAAAAGGTCGTCAGGCTCGCGAATATTTTCTTCAAGTTGAGAAGGACTGGAATTCTCCTGAAAAAGTAATGGCAAGAGCCTTGCAAGTAGCTAATAGAACGATAGAAAACTATAAGTTGTCTATATCTATGAAAGATCAACAATTAGCAGAATTACAGCCAAAGGCTAACTATTATGATGTAATCTTGCAAAACAAAGAGCTGTTAAGCATTACTCAAATTGCTAAAGACTATGGGAAAAGCGGAACATGGCTTAATAAGTTTCTAGCCGATAAAAAAGTGCAATTTAAACAAAGTGGCGTATGGTTCTTATATGCAAAATATGCAGACAAAGGATATACATCAAGCAAAACTTTTATTGATGATGTAGAAAAGGCGCATATGCATACATATTGGACTCAAAAGGGGCGATTGTTTATATACGATTTATTGAAACAAAATGGAATTTTCCCTTTAATTGAATTAGTAGATGTCGATAAAACGGCATAGGAGGTACATAATGGCAAATGAAATAGCAACTAGAAGTAATACAAATTTACCTGGTTTTCAATCTGCAGAAGGATTTGAGCTGTTACAGCGACAAGCGAAAATGTTTACACATTCCACGCTAGTTCCTCAACAATTCCAGGGTGAACAGAATATGGGGAACGCGATTATTGCACTGGAGATGGCCACTCGAATGAACGCTAGCCCATTAATGGTAATGCAGAACTTGTATATCGTATATGGTAACCCTGGTTGGTCATCTAAATTCTTAATCGCAACGTTTAATCAATGTGGCCGTTTTGAAGCCATTAAATACAAACCTACTGGTGAAAAAGGAACGGACTCTCAAGGTATCATTGCTTACACTCGCGAGAGAGGCTCAGATGAAATTATCGCTGGTCCTGAAGTAACAATCGCACTGGCTAAACAGGAGGGCTGGTACGACAAAAAAGGCTCTAAGTGGAAGACTATGCCGGATCAAATGTTACGTTATAGAGCTGCAGCATGGTTAATTAGAACTACAGCACCTGAAATCTCAATGGGTTTACAGACTGCAGATGAAATTATCGATGTCGAGGGGAAAGTAGTTGATACAGCCGATATAGTGGCTGAAACTATTAACCAAAATGCTAATAGTGAAGTGATTGATATTGAGCCTAGCCCTACAAGTGAATTCGTAGACCCTGAAACTGGCGAAGCAGTTAATATGTTTGGTGATTAATTGTGATTAGTATTCAAGCTTTCGGTAGTAGTTCCAAAGGGAATTGCTACCGAATCAAAACTTCAACCAATGGTGATGAACTGCTACTGGATGCAGGATTATCTTTTAAAGAAATTCAACGGTATTGTCGATTTAATTTCTTACATCTATGCGGCACGTTGCTAACACATCAACACGGCGACCATAGCAAGGCTGTAAATGATCTGTTAAAGCTTGGACACCGTGTGTATATGTTAAAGGATACTGCAGACGCATTATATGTAGCAGGGCATCACAAAGCTATCTATATTACACCTAAAGTTCAATTTACGATAGGTAATTTTAGTATCCTACCTTTTGAATTAGAACACGACGTTCCTAATGTTGGATTTTTAATTTCTGACGGTGAAGAGAAACTCTTATATATTACCGACACCTATTACTGCCGATATACGTTTAAAGATGTTGATCATATCATGGTTGAATGTAATCATTCATATGAAATCCTGAATCAACGTGTTGATGATGGTGGCTTGCATGAGAAACGCATGGAACGATTAATTCAATCCCATTTTTCGTTAGAGAATGTTATTAAATTTCTAAAGTCTATGGATCTTACTAAGTGCCAAGATATACGACTACTACATTTATCAGATAGTAACTCAGATGCAGAAACATTCAAACAAGCGGTTCAAGCTGCTACTGGTAAATTAATAATCGTAGAACAAGAAAGGAGCCCAATATGATTATTAAATCAATTCAAATAAAAGATGCTGACATTAGTATCGCATTTCAAAAGCCGTCTACAACTGGATTTACCGATGTATTAACGCTTAAATCTAAAGATGATCCACGCCCTGAATTACTTCAAGCATTCAGTAACTTACAATCTATCGTTAAAAAGAATTTTGAATTCTTAGATAAATTTCAAATCCCGTTTTTAGTAAATACATTTAGGTTTAAATGTGATGCTTACGATGAAGATATAGTTGATAAGGTGAGTGTAGAGGGAACTATTGGTGACGAGGGGACGCACAATTCATTTAAATTTAAAACAGACTGGTTAAGCGTTGAATACGCAGACGCTACATTTAGTATCTCTGTTCAAGCTTTAATTGAGGAATGTGTAAAGTTTATTATGGGAAAACGAGCCCAGGATAGTTTGTTTATAGATGAGGAATGATGATTTATGGCAAAAGACCAATCCTATTATTTTAGCCATGATGTTACAGCGAGCAGTGACCCCAAGATAGTGGCCATGATATCTGAATATGGAATGATCGCGTATGCATGGTGGTGGATTATTCTTGAAAAGCTAGCATCATATGAAGATTACAAACTACCATTAAAAAGATATACATTCCTTGCTCTTGATAATGAGTTAGGAGTAAAAAATAAAGAAAATTTAACATGTGTTGAACATGTGTTCAAACAAAATGAACATGTGTTCGAACAAAATGAGTTATGTTCAATGTGTTCATTTTTGTTCGTCAATTCATTGATTTCAGACTATGAATTATTAGCTTGTGATGATGAATATTTTTGGTCTCCGAGCTTAACACGGCGCCTTGAATTTCGGAAAGTTAAAAACGAAGAACTCCGCGAAAAACGTAGGCTCGCAGGCATTAAGAGCGGAGAGGCTAGACGTAAAAACGAACAAAAACGAACACGTGTTCAACAAAAAGGAACACATGTTGAGCAAAACGAACTAATAAAAGAAAAGAAAATAAAAGAAAATAATATAGAGAGAGATACGCGCGCGCGTGAAGATGAAAATCCTCTATCTATGTTTGACGATGATGAAGTAAAAAATAAACCTATTTACGAATTGTATATGAAGTCAATCGGAGATATATCGCCTGTTATTAAAGAACGGTTAGATGATCTAGTTGAATCATATGGTAAGGAACGAGTTATTGTTGCTATCAATACCACGGCCGATAACGGAGGTAATAGTATCAAGTATGTTGAAACTGTTACAGCAGGGAATTTAAAAAAGGAGGTGAATAAAGATTTTGGAACCACTAAACGTAACAGCAGCAATAGAGGCTCTTCGAGAAAAGACGAGCAAGTTGACTGGCAAGCAGAATATGAAAGAGTACACGGTAAAAAATGAGTTCTTTTACCCAATCTATGATAAACCAGTGGTCATCCAAACAAACGTTAATACCACCTATGCTGCAGTTGGAATTCCTAAGCGGTATTATGATATGGATTTCGACTGGTTGCGTAAGCATGGTAGTTTCCCGAAAGAAAATTCAGAGGCGTATGCTGTAGTAAAACAGTATGTGGATAACTTAGAGGTAAATCTTAAAAGTGGCAAAGGATTGATTTTAAGGGGGCCTGCTGGCACTGGAAAGACTTCTATAGCAGTTAGTATTCTGAAAGAGGTTCTAGCGCTAAAAAGGGGCTGTATGATGATTTCGATGCCTAGTTTATTGGATATTATGCTCACATTATTTAATGGGGATAGAGTAGCATTTTTAAATTATGAACAAAAGCTCAGAAACATTCCGCTATTGCTGTTAGATGATTTTGGAGCGGAGTATTCTAAATCTGATTGGGTGTACAAGAAAGTTGAAAGCATTATTATTGGCCGATACCATGATATGAAACCAGTTATACTGACAACTAATTATAATAACGATCAAACAAAAGACCATTATAGCGAACGAGTAATTGATAGATTACGTGGCAAAGATTATGAGGAAGCTATATTTTGGGGAGAATCACACCGATGAAGATCATCCTACGTTGTCAGTTTCGATTTAGAAAGAAAGCCCATAACCGGTTTCCAACGTTAAATGAGTATATTGATTGTGAGCGTGGTTCTACTATAGCAGCCGCCGCTATGAAAAAGAAATGCACCGAGCAAGTCAAAGAACAATGTCTATCACAACAGATAGAATCAGTTGAGGGCAAAGTAGACCTATTATTTGAATGGCACTCATCAACCAGGCATGATCCTGATAACGTAGCTTTTGCTAAGAAATTTATTCTTGATGGATTACAAGCTGCAGGAGTGCTAGAAAACGATAATAGGAAATTTATCGGGACTATGGCTGATGAGGTTGTAAATGACGATGATGATTTTGTGATTGTACATATCACAGAACATATGAGTATATTCCTATAGTCGCTAATAGCCATAAAAAACAAAATTTTATATGTATAAGAACGTTTTAATGCGTTAATGAGTGAATCTTCATGAAGCTGGAATAAAACACAATACGGACTAAAATAAAGCGTAAAGGAGGAGATGCATTTGAATGAATGCGAGATTGAGAAAATTACTAGGTTGGCTACTGAGGTGGCTACTAAAACCTACTATGAATTAGCAAAGCAAGAAAATGCACAGCTAGGTCGTAAACTTCGACACAACACGATCAAGCTATTAAAGCATTATAGTCAATTACAGTCATATGTAGACAATGCTATCTCGGATTCGACACAAGCCGAAGATATATGGCTCAATGAACTGTTGATTGATATGTTTGACGATAAAAGCATTGTGAAAGTGAATGCGATTGTTAAAAGCAAAGAAAAAACAGCATTGATGATGCGACATGTAAATAACATGCTCGATATCTATGCTGAGAAGTGTAGCGGCAAGCAATTCAAATATTGCGAATGCATGCGCAGATATTATATTAATGGAGAAACCTTAGAAGAGATTGCTGAATCATTTCCTGAAAAGCCAGATGTTCGTACCATCAAACGTTACATCGCTAGAGGAATTGAAGAGTTATCTGTATTGCTCTGGGGTGTTATTGGACTTAACACAAAGCTAGCCTGAAAATTGTCCCAAAACTGTCCTAGACCTGTCCTTCTTGACAGTTTATAATGATAGTGTGAGTTAATAGGGAAACAATTACTCTCTCTCAACGACACAGTGAATACCTAGAACACAAAAGCGAAAGACCACTTAATCTATATGGTTAGGTGGTCTTTTTGCATACGAATTTGAGTAAGTGAGGTGAATGCGATTGACTGATGTGTATTGTGAAAAGAGACGGTGTCTTAATAATGTGAAAGGTTGGTGCAAGGCTAATGGAATTCATATAGACCATATGTGTAAATCGTATGCACCATCACATTCGTTAGTAAAGACAAAAACCGCAAAGGTTCATAAGGAATGCGGTAAATACAAGCAAAATAAAGGCGTTTTAAAGTAGCTAGGGGGTGAGATAGTGGCTAAAATGGGGCGACCGAAAAAAGTGATAAATCAGAGTCAGTTTGAAGCAATGTGTCAGATTCAAGCCACACAAGAGGAAATCACTCTCGTTTTAAACGTTTCTGATAAGACCTTAAATGCATGGTGCAAACGTACGTATGGAAAGACTTTTTCCGACATTTTCCGCGAAAAGAGAAGTGCAGGAAAGATCAGCTTACGACGAAAACAGTGGAAGCTGGCCGATAGATCTGCAGCAATGGCAATATTTCTTGGCAAGCAATTTCTTGGACAGACTGATAAAACTGAAATGGAAGTCAATACAACTGTTCAAAGCAATCCTCTTGAAGGTGTAACAACAGAGGAACTTAAAAAGCTAATCGATAAAGAGGGGTGAGGGTATGAAACTCACACCGGAACTCATGCAGCAATTCAAATATGAATTGGCTAGGCGTGAGTTTTTTTATTATTGCCACTTGCAAGCACCAGACTTTTATAGGAAGGACAGAGACTACCTAGTCGAATTGTGCGATACGTTGCAAGAGTTCTATGAAGATCCGGACGCAAAAGTTCTAATAATGAATATGCCACCTCGGCACGGTAAAAGCCGTACAGCTCAGATGGCAGTTAAATGGATATTAGGCAAAAACCCTGTAGAAAAGATTATGACTGGTTCGTATAATACGACTCTATCCACTACCTTTGCAAAGAATGTCCGCAATGATATTCAGGAAGTAAAGGCAGACGCAAACAGAGTTGTATATACAGACATATTCCCTAACGTGCGTATTAAACGTGGCGATGCCTCCATGGATATGTGGTCATTAGAGGGCGGTTATAATTCTTACCTAGCTACATCTCCAAGCGGTACTGCTACAGGTTTTGGTGCGTCTATTCTTATCATTGATGATATTATCAAGAACGCCGAAGAGGCTTACAACGAAAATACAAAAGCCAAGCATTGGGACTGGTTCACTAATACTATGCTTTCACGTTTAGAGGAAGGCGGAAAGATAATCATAATCATGACTCGTTGGGCTAGTGATGATCTAGCCGGTAGGGCCATCGAACACTTTGGAGATAAAGCCAAGGTAATAACCATGAAAGCCTTGCAAGACGATGGGACTATGTTGTGCGATGATGTATTGTCTTATGAAAGCTACCAAGAGAAGTGCAGGGCAATGGGCGAAGACATTGCATCTGCCAATTACCAGCAATTACCTATTGATATAAAAGGTAGGTTATATACATATTTCAGCACTTATGATGATATTCCTAAAGATAATAAAGGATATCCTTTGTTTACTACAATAAAGGCATATGTCGATTCTGCGGACACTGGGGAAGACTATTTATGTGCTATTGCTTATGGCGTATATAAAGACTATGCATATGTGCTTGATGTATTATTTACTGATGCCCCTATGGAGGTCACAGAAGAATCTACGGCAGACTTATTACATAAAAACCATGTCAATATTGCAGATATAGAATCTAATAATGGCGGACGTGGTTTTGCTCGTAATGTTAAACGAATATTAAAAGAGAAGTATCCAGATAATCGAACAAAGATTACAGCATTCCACCAAAGCAAAAATAAGGAGGCTAGGATATTATCGAATTCTACACAAGTTATGGATTATGTTTTATTCCCAGTTAACTTTAGAGACCGCTGGCCAGAATACTATACATCAATGTATAAGTATCAACGAAAAAACAAGAATGCACATGATGATGCTCAAGACGCAACGACAGGCGTTGTTGAACGTTTGAATGCGCCTGTTATTAAATCCATCAATTCTGATATTTATTAGGAGGAACTTCATTATATGTTTATTACAAACGAACAGAAGTATGCATACCAGTTATTACATGATGCGTACTATGGGTCCGGATTATTCTCTTTAGGTCGTGGTTTAAAACAGCATCCAAGAGAAAGCATAGACAATTATAATTTCCGTAAAAAGTTATCAAGCTATTCTAATCATACAGCAGCGATTATTAATGCGAATGTAGATCCTATCTTTAATGATGAAATTCGAAGAGAGCATAAAGAAACGGCTAAATTCAAAGTGTTTTTAAAAGATGCAGATCGATTAGGTACATCATTACAAGAATACATTCAGCAACAAGCTGTGATTGCAAAAATGTATGGTGTTGTGTATGTCATTGTTAACAATGAAGCAGAATTTGGTGAAAGTTTGGCTGATAATGTACGTGATAGACGGTTACCGTATTTAACTTCAGTTGAACCTAGTAATGTGACTGGTTGGAAACTGGATGACAAAGGTCGAATGATTAGATTCGAATATAGAACTATTATTACTGATGATAATGGAGGTAGTTCAACAGTATATTATGAATGGACAGATACAAAATGGACTATTCGTGATAAAGGGCGAGGCATTATTAATGAAGGTGAACATGGGTTAGGACGTGTCCCTGTAGTACAATGGTTTGGCCGTAGCACTAAGAAAACAACTATATTACCGCATCCAGAGTTCTATTCGTTAGCACAAAAGAACTATAGAGTTTATCATCTAGATAGTTTATTGACACAGATTTTGAACTCTCAAACATTTTCTACTTTAACCATGCCATCCGATGAAGGTATAGAAGATTTAACCTTGGGCGTTAACAATGTACTACTATATCCATCAGAGGCTAGTCATCCCCCAGCTTTTATTGCTCCAGATAATGGTCCAGCACAGATCATCATGCAAGAAAAGGAAGCTGAGATTAAAGAAATGTACCGCATAGGTGGTGTTGATTCTGTAGTAGGGGTTCAGCAGGAAAAATCAGGGGTCGCTAAGCAGTGGGCATTCAAAAGAACAAATCAACGACTAGCAAACTTCGCTGTACAGTGTGAAAATGCAGAGAAAGCCATTATTGCATTATATGAATTGTGGACTGGCGAGCAGTTGAATTATAAATGTGAATATCCAAGGGACTTTGACATTAATGATGTAGCTGATTGCTTATCTCAAGGACAGCAAGCCCTTGATTTAGGGTTTAAATCTAAAACATATTATGTTGAAGTGCTTAAACGCATCCTTGATGGATATATGCCTAATATTGACGGTAATGTGTATGATGCTATTGTTAAAGAAGTGGAAGCTACTGCACAGCAAGAAGTATTAGATGACATGTATTCGAATGGAGAAAATCCGGATGAGAACAGTGAGCGACTAGATGAATAAGCATACCGAACGTGTCATACGCGATATAATTGATGAGTTTGAAGCCGAAGTGCGTCGATTGTTAGACGAAGGGCACACGCCTAAATATGCTGTTAAAGAAGCATATAAAAAATATCCTGTAATGGAGGCAATGAAAGACACGTTAATCGATGAGTTGGTTGAGGAGTGTGCTAGGGGATATGGTGTAGACATAGCTGTAACCAGTGATGCAGCTAAAAGTGCAATAATCGCAGGCATGCCATATAAATTACAAACCATTTCAAAGGCAATGCAAAAGGCATGGGCACCTGATGGATTAAACTTATCTGATAGGCTACATAATGCATCAGGTACCGTAAAACGTGAAGTTATTACTACGATTCAAGATGCTATGTCTAAAGGAAATAGTACGATTGAGACCGCACGAGCATTATTTGATGGCTATGGGACTGATACGGTTATTGATAAAGCCGAATTACCTAAATTTTTAAAACGGATTAATGGCCTAAATATTACATTGCCTACTAATGAAGCAGAACGAAAAGCTGTTAAGTATCAACTTCGACGTGTTAGAAGTCTGATAGAACAACGCACTACGTCTGGTATGCGTGCTGCCTATACTGAATTGATAGAAGCAATAGAAAAAGGCAATGCTGCATCTGTTAGTCGTGCAGTATACGTTGCCACTCAAGAAAAGGCTCGTTATCATGCTGAACGTATTGCTAGAACTGAAAGGGCTCGTGCATATGCAGAGGGTGAGATTGCAAGACATATGGATGATCCTGATGTAGTTGCATTTCAATGGAAATTGAGTACACGACATCCTGTGGTTGATATATGTGATGTATATGCAAATGCTGATTTGTATGGACTTGGAAAAGGTATTTACCCTAAAGATAAATTTCCTCATTTACCTGCACATCCGCATTGTATATGCCGTATTAAGCCGATTATAGAAGGCATGATTGATACTGCATCAGCCAAGTCTAATATAGAAGCTGGAGGGCTAGCGTACTTGAAGTCGTTGCCAAAGCGGGAACAAGAGCGCATTTTAGGCGTAAATGGTCGCAATTTAGTAATGAACGGGCATGCATCATGGACTGAGGAAGCTAGGGGCTGGGATGGCACTATATTCAAAAGCAGACTTCCTGTTATTGAGTCGTTGAAAGATTATATTAAAAATGGAAAAATTAATATTGAGGATCTTGCAAAACGTCGGGAGTTTGAAACAATAGATGATGTTAGATATCGTGTTATTGATTACATTAACTCACCATACTTTAATAGCAGCTATGTGATGCGGCAAAGCATGCATATAAAAGGTGGTAAGCTTTACGATGAAACTCAAAATAAAAGCTATTATAACTATGAAATTCCTCATGCTGATGTTATAAAGTCCATACGAGAATCCGTTTATAATGGTGGTATTAGATTTACTCGGAAGGGTGATTGGAATCATAAAATAATGGTTGATATATCCCCTCATATTGGGTATGATGTAAATGTAAGTAGAGGAACAAAGCAGAAAACAAGCCTTGCAACTGTACATGTATCAGGAAAGGGTATTCATATAGTACCAAAAGGAAGTGAACGAAAATGACAGAAGAACAACTTTATAAACGCTATAATGAGATTCGTTCAGAAAATGTATCAGTCAGATTCGTTGACGGTGACATTATTACTGGCAAATTGGATTCGTTTACATCGGGCGTGAATAATGAGCCTGATGAAGCATCAATATATGTTGGCGAATATGAATTGTATGCCAGTGAAATCGTAGAAATACGAGAAATTTAAAACTTAATCAATCAAGCACTTGCTTATGCAGGTGCTTTTTTATTTGCCTTTTTAGTATTGCAGGCGTAAAAGAACAAGACCGCGGTCGTGAGGTGTGGCTCACGAAAATAAAGCGAAGAGGGAAAGCTTATTTTACAGGAGGTCATACAGATGACAAAAGAGGAACTAATTAAGTTAGGGTTAACGGAGGAACAGGCAGAGGCAGTGACTAAGGATTATGGTGAAAACTACGTTTCCAAGAGTCAATTTAATGCCAAGAATGATGAGGCGAAAGCAGCAAAAGCGGCAAAAGAAATCGCCGACCGTGAGCTTGCTGATGCGCAAGGCAAGCTAGAAAAAATCACCTCTACAGGGATTAAAGATGATGCAGGTATTGTAGCTATGCAGCAACGAATTAAAACCCTGGAGGATTCTGTAGAGGCCGAGCGTAAAGCAAGAGAAAATGCTGATGCACAACGTGTACAGTCTGAAATTTCTGCAGCCGTGGTTGATTCTTTGACGAAGCGTAGCGCTATGGATCCTAAAGAATTCTCAAAGCTGATTGTTGGTAACATCAAAGTCAACGAAGATGGTACTTATGGATATATTAAGCCTGATGGTACTAGCGGAACTATTGACGATTGTGTAGATGAATGGCTAAAAGGTAAAGATTATGCAATTAAAGATGTACAAAAACGCGGAAGTGGCTCAGGCACAAGCGGTGCAGGAAGCAACAATTCTGGCGGTAATAAGCCAGTAGGTTTAAAAGGGGCCGTAGCGGCTGCTATTGAAACCCAATAAATTTTATAAATTCTAATAACGGAGGAATAAACTAATGCCAATTACATTAGCTGAAGCAAAACTTAACGTACAAGACGATTTGCAAATGGGAGTTATTGATGAATTCCGTAAATCGTCTTTTTTATTTGAAAACTTAACATTTGATGATGCTGTATCTCCTACTGGCGGTGGCGGTACTTTAACCTATGGTTATACTCGATTATTAACACAACCAACTGCAGATTTCCGTGATATTAATGCTGAATACACACCTCAAAGTGTAACTCGTAAACGTCATACTGTTGATTTGAAAGTATTTGGCGGATCCTTTGAAATCGACCGTGTAATCGCTAAAATGGGCGGTATTGTTGATGAAGTAACATTACAAATCGAGCAAAAGGTCAAGGCTGCAACTGCATTGTTTAATGACACAGTTATTAATGGCGACACAGGTACCAACGCTAAAGCATTTGATGGTTTAGACAAGGCGCTTTTAGGTTCTTCTACTGAATATACACCTACAGCAGCTATCGATTTGTCTGATAGTGGTGCTATTGATGCAAACTACAAGACATTCTTAGACCAACTCGATGAATTCCTTTTAGGCTTGGATGGTGCGCCATCTGCCATTATGGGCAACTCTAAATTGATTGCTAAAATTCGAGCAGTAGCTAGACGTTCTGCGATGTACTCTACTCAATTAAATGAATTCGGACAACAAGTTGAATATTACGGCATTACACCATTAGTTGACCTTGGCACCAAAGCTGGTAGCAATGATCCTGTAGTAGGTATTAATGGTCAAGGTGAGACTTCTTTATATGTTGCACGCCTTGGCCTCGATGGTTTCCACGGCGTATCTCTTGCGGGCGATAATGTGGTTAACTTATGGCTCCCTGACTTCACCTCTTCCGGAGCTGTAAAGAAAGGCGAGGTCGAAATGGTTGCCGCGGTTGCATTAAAAGCATCTAAGGCAGCAGGCGTATTCCGTAAAATTAAGGTTAAATAAGGAGGTCAATTATGCCGATTATTAAATCTCCAGTACCTGATTATACAGGTCAAACTGGTTCAGTTGTATTTGTGAATGGGGAAGGCTTTACCGAAGATGCCAACCACGTTGAATGGTTTAAAGAGCACGGCTATGAAGTTGTGGAAGATAAACCTGCAAAGGAACCTAAAAATACAAACCCAAAGGCTGATAAAGAGCCTAAGAATACAAATCCTGAGGATAAAGAGCCAAAGGATGAGAACCCTAAGGATAAAGATCCTGAGGATAAAACCTCGGGTAAGGGTTCCGGCAAAAAATAATTGCTATGAATAGCCAGGCTATATTTGAAAAACGTATTCGTCAGGCAGTAAAAGCGAGTACTATTGAAGTTCGAGATACTGCACAGGAGAAACATAGATTTACCTCAAGAACAGGGAATTTAGAAAAGGCTGTTGATTATCGAATTTCTAATAGTGGAATGCAAGGGGTTGTATTTATTGATAGTGATGTCGCTAAATACGGCCCTTTTATACATGCAGGGACACCAGCACATGTAATTCGGCCGCATTTTAAGAAGATATTGAGATTCGTACCACAAGGCGGTAATGGGTTTATATTTGCTAGGAAAGTGGTTCACCCTGGGACTGCCCCAGATCCATTTTTGTATGAAGCGTTGCAAAATAATGTCTCAAATATTACTAGTATTTTTTCCAGATATACCGATATTGCACTAGATGATGTGGCACAAGGGCTAGTAAAAGATGAGATTACGCTAAGTTTTAAAATATAAGGAGTACTGTATGCTATATAATTTTGAAGATATAGCCGGCCTATTAGGGGATGAATTGCTGACGCAAGAGGTAACAGAGGTCGCTGTATCCAAAGCAGAACAATGGCTATATGTACTTGCGGATAGATTAGGTGTGTCAAAGGATAAAGTTATACGTAGTTTTACTATCGATGAATTAGTCCTTGCATATATCTATCGAGAAGTCTGCGTTAATAAGTCGTATGCTTTGCCAGGAAGTTATACTAACAATGGTTCGACGGATGACTTCTATTCTAAAAAATTAGAATACTATGAAGCTCGTATTAAATTATTGGAATCGCGAATAACACCAGGGCAGCTTACAGGCAACCCTACAGAGTACAAAGGCTATCGCTCTGTTGAAATCTTTAGGGGGTAATATGTGGCTAGATTTAATGCAACATATTAAATCTACTATCGACAATAGCGGTGCTCCATTTAATGTCATGCTAGGTGCTATGCGACCACAAGCAGCGAAAGTTGATGAAAATGGCGTTATTATGATTATTCGTGGGGAAACTACGAGGGGTGATAACTCCATTCAATCTGAATTAGAGCAAGAACTATATATCGAGGTTTGGGGGAGAAATGATAACCCAGATTTACAAGTCGGTTATGAATTAATAGCTAACTTGGAGGATAGGTTCGAGGCAATTATTAATGATCTACGCAAACGTTGTGGTGAATTAGATGAAACTGCATGTATATTACAGAACACTGGCTATCAGATTATAGATTTAGTTTGTACAAGTAAAGTTGGCGACCATGATAGTGTGCGACCTTTAGTTGGTACGCAATATCGCTTTATGGTTCGCCTTATTGATTTAAAAGAGAAAACTAACGGAGGTATTTTCTAATGGCACCAGCTGCAACACCAAAAAAATTATACAAACCGGCTCAAACCGCAATGCCTACAGCCGGCAAGAATTATCTTATTTATTTAAATGTAGGCACTGACGAAACTACTAATGCTGAATGGCTTATCTTGGGCGGTCAACGTAGTGGCGATGTATCTCGTAAGGCAGACGCTATCGATGCATCTAGTAAAGATAGCGGCGGTTGGAAAGTTACAATTCCGGGCCAAAAAGAATGGTCTATCGACCTTGAAACACTACTTATGCCAAACGAAGAAAGCCTTGTATTGCTTGAAAAAGCATTCTTAAACGATGAAAAAGTTCATCTAAAATTTGAATATCCGGACAAATCTTTCATGACTGGCTATGCATCTGTTACAGAATTGTCCTTAAGTACTCCGCACGATGATGTGGCTACTTATAAAGGCACTTTGAATGGTGCCGGTGCATTGTCTGAATTGAAAAAAGCCTAATTAACTATTAACAAGGAGCGTGTTTTAACATGAAAAAAATTAATTGTGATCTATTCGCTATGGGCGAAACTATCTATTTCAGCATTGGTCGTATTGCTGAGTTGGAACAGCTATGGGGTGAGCCTATTTTTAAAGCGGTACAAAATGGCACAATGACATTTAATCAGCTTATCACTGCATTGGTCGTAGGTATGAAACACCACGGCAAAAAGCGTGATTACATCTATTATCAAGATAAATTGCAAGAACTCTTTGACGAGGGAACAGTCCAATATGCCGACCTTGTACAGTTGATTGTACAAGCCCTTATTGGTAGTGGTGTATTTGGTAAAGCTGCATATTACGCATTATTCCCAGATGAGGCCGATGAGCAAGCACGCTCCGAGGTTGAGGCTGAAAACGAAACAAAAAACTAAGAGGGGGCGACACAGCCCCCTCTTTTAAAGTATGGATAACGAAAGCGGAACGCATGGCCTATGGTCCGCTTAATCTTAAACCGTGGGAATTCATGAATTTAAGCCCTATGGAATATTACAAACTTGCCGAGGGTTATGAATTAAGAACGGAAATAGAGGACCGTAAGCAAGCGTATTTTGCGTGCCTAATGACAAATGTACATATCGCAGGCAAGCGAAAATTGACTGTTGAAGATATTATGAAACAACTACATCCAATGACATTAGCTAAACGCAAAAACGAAGAAAAGTTATTCATGGAAGAATTCAGACAAGAGGGAGGTGAGATATAGCATATGGCCGAAAGTCAAATTAATGTCAAAATTGTTGGCTCGTCTAATGGTGCTGAACAGGCACTTGATAGAGTAGCAAGGAAAGCTGAGCAAGCACTAGGCAAAAGCATTTCTAATTCGCTTGATAGCGTAAGAAATAAAGCTCAAAAGGTCTTTGGGGTTGAAATTCCGGGGCTTATGAACGCTGCAAAGTCTGGTGCTGCATTCGCAGGTGCTGCGATGGGCATTGAGGCAGCCGGTAGGGCGTTAAAAGATATGGCCGTTAGTGCAGTTAAGACAACGGACCAATTAACGCAATTAAGGGCTCGTATTGATCTTATCAATGATGGCAGTCAAAGTACCGCCGAAATTATGGATAAGGTATTTTCTGCCGCCAATCGTTCGCGTGGTAGCTTTTTGGATATGGCTGATAGCGTGGCAAAGCTAAATTTGTTAGCAAAAGACGCTTTCACCTCCAACGATGAGGCCATTTATTTTGTTGAACAGTTAAACAAACAATTTAAAATTGCAGGTGCAGGTGTACAAGAAACTACATCCGCTATGTACCAGTTAACGCAAGCTATGGCAGCAGGTAAGTTACAGGGCGACGAATTCCGTTCTATTATGGAAAATGCTCCGATGTTGGCACAAAGTATCGCACAGGAAATGGGGTTATCTGTAGGGCAATTAAAGGAAATGAGCTCGCAAGGTCTTATTACTGCTGACATTATCAAAAATGCGTTATTTAATAGTGCAGAGGAAACAAACGCAAAATTCGCAGAAATTCCTATGACATTCCAAGATATAGGAACTAAATTGCAGAATGATCTTATTGCAGCGTTTCAACCAGTAATGGAGGAACTGGGCAATATGACAAGTTCCGATGCATTTATGAGCGTGTTAAACGAATTGGCGTTTTCTTTTAAAGTAGTAGCTGCAGCTGCACAAGTATCAATAGCAATTATTAAGGGTGCTTTTAGTGGCCTAAGCGTGGTTATCACCACTATTAAAAATATCGTATCTAGTTTTGTACAGTTGTTTGTTACATCCATGCCTTTGATTACTGCCGCTATTATTGGTGTGAGTGCTGCGTTTTTAGCACAAAAGGCAATTATTGCGAGTCATAATACAATGCTTGCTTTATTGACTGTTCGCACAACTTTGGTTACTGCTGCAAGTGTGATTTTGGGCGGTGCTATTGGTGCGGTAGGTCTTGCATTTGGTGCTTTTAGGGCTATTGCAATGACTACACAAGCCGTAATTATGGCTATTAGGACTGCAAATATTGCTAGTGCGGTTGCGATGGGTGTGGCGAAGGTGGCTACACTTGCATTGAGTGGTGCTACGGCAATTCTTAATGCAATTATGATGGCAAACCCTATCCCTATATTTGTAGGTGCATTAATGACGCTTGTCGCTGTATTTGGTCTTTCTAGGGCTGCGGCAGGTGGTTTTAGTGAAACGCTAAGCGAGGTATTCTCAACAATCGTTCATACAGCCGTTTGGGGTATTAATAAGATTATTGAGGCCCTTAACTGGCTTATCGCAAAGTTAAATAGCGTTGGTGATAAGGTTGCAAAGTTCTTTGGTGGCACGTTTACTGCTATTCAACAAGTAGACACGATTTCTGCTGATACTGCACAAAGTATCGTCAATACTGCCGGTGATATTATGGGCCAAATCACATCAGGCTTATCCGGTGGAGGTGGCGAACTTGGTGGCGGAGGCGGTGGAGGTGGCGACACTTCCGGTGGTGGCTCCGGTGGCAAAGGCGGTGGAGGCGGTAAAGGTGGCAAGGGTGAAGATCTAGCGAAAGAGGCTAAACAAATTCACGAAAAAATCTTGCAATCTTTCTTGGAAATGCAAGGCCACCAAGTAGAGTTAATCGAACTTCAATACAAAAAGGAGCGAGAAGAACTTGAAAAGTCAAAAACTGCTAATGAAAATTACCACGAGGACTTGAAACTACTTGATGAAGTTTATGCAGAAAAGCGTATCAAGGCGAAACAGGAGGAAATGACAAAACTACGTGCCATTGAAACTGGTATCCGTGATATGCAACAAGATTTTGCGTTTAAAACTGCAAGTAAAGATAGTACAGGTAATGTATCTCCTGCCGTGCAGTTAAAAAATGACTATGAAAATGCCATTGACGAAATCGAGGACCGTTATGCAGACATGGTCGATAAGTTCATGAAAATGGACAAAATGGAGCAACAACATCATATTGACTTGTTAAAACAACGAGGTGTTGAATTCGAAATGAGTGCTGACGGACAAATCTCCTATGAAAAAATGAAAAACGAGGAGTTGTTAGCGGCACAAGATGAGTTCAATAAAAAGGCATTACAACAACATACTGATCTAGTTAACGAAAAGTATGCTATTGATGAGGCTATGCGAACTCAAAACTTCGATGCGTTACAAGCTGCATTGAGTGATGAATATATTGCAGAGCAACAGCACTACGACGCAAAAAAACAGCTCATGGAGGAGTGGAAACAAGCCACAATCGACGCTCATTGGAATGGACAGCAACTATTAATTGACGCTTTAAACGCAGGCATTGACAGCATGCAAAGTGGCATTTCAGGTCTTATTCAAGGTACTACCTCTTTAATGACTGCCATTCAAAATATTGGTAAAGCTATTTTAAAGACTATTGCAGATTTTATCGCAAGTTGGATAGCGGCGATGGTTAAAAAAGCCGTATTCAGTAAAATGATGCAATCGCAAGAGACTACAACCAGTATTGCTGCGGCTAACGCTCAATATCCGGCGTGGTCTGCATTGGCTCAACAAGTTAGTATGGCAACATTTGGTGCTAGTGCTGCAGCTGGCATGGCTGCGTGGACTGCCAATACTACCGCAGGAGCAGGGATTTCGCTTGCTAATGGTGCAACAAGTTTTGCATCGTTAGGATCCGCAAAATTAGACTTACCTAAAATGGCAAACGGTGGTGTAGCCTATGGCTCAACTTATGCTGAAATTGGCGAGGGCAAATACAAAGAGGCCGTATTACCTCTAAGTGAAAGCACATATGACGAAATGGGTGCAGGCATAGCACGTGCCGGTGGTGGTGCTACTGGTGGCATTACATTCAACGTATCTGCTATGGACGCTCATTCGTTTGGTGATTGGTTAGAGAATTCGGCAGGTCGTTCTTTGCGACAGTTTTTAGTTAATCAAAATAGGGAATTTGTGGCTACGGAGGGGACATGGTAATGGCTGATTTATTAAAATTCCCAGATATTAGAACCCTTGCGTGGAAGTCTACAAAGGCTCAAAAATGGGACACTAAGATTAAACGTACAGGGAGCGGTCGAGTACGAACCATGACGACTTGGCAATACCCTCAATATACCATTACAACAGAATTTGCAGTACTAAGCCCAGAAGAACATAAGCGTCTTATGGGCTTTTATGCATCTGTAAAGGGCGGTACTGTTCCGTTCTTATGGTTAGATCCAGAGGACCATGAGGAGAAAGGCGTAAGGCTTGGAACTGGTGCACAATCTGAATGGCAAGCAGTTCGCTTGTATGGTGATTTTAGGGAGCCAGTAGCACATATTGAGAACCTAAAATTATACGCTAATGGTACGCAAGTTAATGCCGTATCAGATAAAGGCGTTATAAGATTGGCTGCAGGTGTTAGGGTGTCGCCTACTGCTATTATTACTGCTGATTACATTTACTATTGGAAAGTCATGTTCAGTGGTGATTATACGGACGAGGCCGTTTTTAAAGACGTATTTAAGTCTAAATCGTTTAAATTGGTTACGGTGAGGTGATTATAAATGAAACAAGTTAGCGAGGCATTAAGCGTTCATTTAAGCAACTCACAGACATTTGTATCTTGCGACTTGTATGAGTTAAGGCTTAAAAGTGGCATTTCTTACTACTGGGCCGATACTGACATTGATGTTAGCTATGGAGGAAACACATACAAGGGCGATGGGCCAATTATTGTGCGTGAAAAGATTTCTACAACCAGTACTGTTAGCGTTGATAAGTTGAACGTTACAATAACCGCTAATCAGTCCGACCAAATTGGTGGTGTTCCTGTTCTGACTGTTGCCCATAATGGTGGCTTAGACGGTGCTACGTTAAATTTAAGACGTGCTTTCTTTGACAATAAAGGGAATGTAATCGAATGCATTGATCTATTCAAGGGTATTTGTGAGGTTAGTCAGGGCGGAGGCTTTGCGTTGAAGATAAATGCAAAATCTGTAGTCCAAAGGCTTAATATTGAATATCCGAATAGACGATACTATCCGCAATGTCCTTATTCTGTATATTCCAAAGAGTGTGGCGTTGATATTACTAAATATCGTAAGCGTGTTACTGTTACCGCTGTTATAGGTACTAATAATGTGCAAGTCGATACTTCATTTGAAAACGGCTTTTATACTGCCGGTGGTATGGAATGGATAAGCGGACCTCTATCAGGGCAAGCAACTCAAATTATGGATAGTGCTACGAACTCAATTGTTTATATGAGTGCCACAAATACAACGCCTAATGTTGGCGATGTGGCATATATCTATCCGGGGTGCGATAAAACACCTGCAACTTGCAAGGCTAAGTTCAATAATTTTAGTAGGAATAGGGCAACGCCTTATGTTCCATTAAAGGAGACGATACGATGAAATTGACAACAGGTGAAATGATTGCCGATGCTGCAAAAAAGTGGATAGGCACACCGTATCAAAACAATACTATGGTTCATGGTGTTGGCGTCGATTGCTCCTATTTGTTAGTTGCTGCAGTTGTTGATAGTGGCTTAATGAAACGTGATGAGCTAGAAATAGAGAATTATTCTAACGAATGGCATTTACATCGTTCAGAAGAAAAGTATCTAAAGTATGTTCAAAAGGTAGCTGACGAAGTTCCTATTGATGATATTCGTATCGGTGATTTCTTGTTATACCAATATGGGCGTTGCATTTCTCACGGTGCCGTCTATGTTGGCAATAATTTAGTTGTGCATGCGTTTGTTGATCTAGGCGTTATCTATTCATCTATTGACGATGTATTATTCTATGATGCAAAGGGCAAAAGTCGCTTACGTGCAGTTTATAGATTTAGGAAAGGGGGTAAATAATGGGTTTTCTATTTAAAGGACGGAATACTACCAATCGTGCTGATATGATTTCCGACTTCATGATAAATACCGCCTCTTATGGTGAAGTAGTTCCAGAAGTACTTGGCACTACAAGATTAAGTGGCAACATTATTTATTACGATGATTTTACCCCTCATGAGCACAAAACCACTACACGAACTGGCAAGGGTGGTGGCTCTAAGCATACTGAAATAACCTACACCTATACAGTGGCATGTGCGATTGGCTTATGCGAGGGCCCTATACAGGGTATAGGCAAAGTATGGCGAGATAAGGAAATATACGACTATCCGAATGAAAAGATTGAGCTTACTGCATATAAAGGTGATTATGGACAAGCTCCATGGCCTTATGTAATCTCTAAGCATCCGGAAAAGGCGTTGCCTTATAGTGGTTTAGCTTATATGGCAGGCGTTGTTGATTTGGGTGAACGAGGAAGTTTACCGCAATACAACTTTGAAATAAAAGGCAAGCTCTTAGAAACTGGCGACGGTGTAGACGTTAACCCAGCCGATTATATTGTGTATGTGTTGAAGTCCATAGGCATTGACGATGTTAATATTGACGGCTTAGAACACTACAGGGAATATTGCAAGGCAGCTGACATTCTTATTAGTACACCGCCAGATAGTAGAAGTTCAAAGGCTCAAACTGTAATCAATGATATAGCTGAAATTACAAATAGTTTGGTCTTTTGGTCTACAGATAGGCTTAAAATCGTACCGTTAGCCGATAAACCTATCGGCACATGGAGCCCATACAATCAAATTCAATATAACTTAAATGCTGATGATCTTATTCCGGCTAGCGACGGACAGTTAGTTGTGTATAAGAGAAAGGACAGCTCAGAAAGTTATAACCAAGCGACTGTTGAGTTCATTAATCGTGCCAATGGGTACGAGAAAGAGACAGTCGCTTTTGAGATTGTAGCCGATGTGCAAAAAAACGGTTTAAAGCCAGCCTCCAAGAAGTCTGCACATTATCTGTACACTAAGGCGAGGGCTCAATACTATGCTGAACAATTAGCTATGAAACGGCTATACGCTAAAAATCAGTATACGTTCCGTTTAGATTGGGCATTCTGTAGGTTAGAACCGGGCGACCTTGTTACTCTTACCGACGAATTATGTGGCCTAAATAAACAGATAGTCGTTATAACCTCTGTATCTGAGGCAGCAGACGGACAGTTAGAAATAACTGCGGAGGGTAAACCGCCCGGCACGTATGCTCCGGCTAAATACAACGTTCATGAAAATGAACGGCCGTTTATCGATTATAACCAAGCTGCACCAAGCGTAAATGATGTTGCTATATTCCAAACTGTTGGCGATGTTGGTGGCAATCAGATATTCGTTGGGGTTAATGCTCCGAGCGGTTGGGGTGGTTGCTCCGTGTGGGTATCCGATAATGGCGAAAATTATCGTCGTATAGGATCTATCACGCAACAAGCTAGAATGGGCAAATTGAAATATGGCTTTGCTCAAAATGGCGATTTCTGTAACGTGGTTATCAATCAAGGCGTGCTGAAAAGTGGAACTCATGTCGATGCTGAACGTGCCAATACATTGTGTTGGATAAATGGCGAGGCGTTGAGCTATGAAACTGTAGAAACTCATCCGGATAATTGGTATACGTTGCGAGGTTTAGTCCGTGGCCAATATGGAACTAAGGCTATTAATCATGGTGCAAATGAAAGATTTGTCAGGGTTGACGAGGCTTTATTCCATTATCCTTACCGAAAAGAGGATATTAACAAAACCGTATATCTCAAGTTCACTTCATTAAATGTATTCGGAAGTAACGAACAGGGGCTTGATGAGGTAAGGGAATATCAGTATAAGATTGTGCCTTATTATATCCCAGAAGTGAATAATTTAACGTTATTTACTAAGTACTACAAGATAGGCAATGGGGTATTATCTTTTGATGTTGTAGCTCAGTTTGATATACCTCAAATTAATAGCTTTGATACAGTCGAGCTATGGTATCGTGAGGGCAATTCCGCTTGGAAGTATGGGGGCAATGGTAACGGTCAAATCTCTATCAGTGGTTGCGAACTTGGACATACTTACGAAGTGAAAGCTATCGTCAAGGACGTACATGGAAACACTTCGCAAGGGGTTACAAAGTCCATTACTGTGGCTATGAAAACGGAAGTTCCGAATGCACCGCAAGGCTTTTCTATTACGTTTAGTGATAAGGCCAATTTCAACTGGCTTGAAGTTCGTAATGCTGACATAGATTTCTATGAGTTGCGACTTGATACAAGGACAGGGCAGAACGATGGCTTGATAGGTAAAAGCAATAATACTACTTATAGTGGTATGCTGCGTGAGCGTACTGGCAAAGTTTACTTGTACGCACATAACCCATCAAAAGGCTATGGAGCACCTGCTGAATTAACCTATAACGTGCCGCAGCCTAAGCAACCTACTAACCTAAAGGCAACGGCTAATATCAACGGCATAGGCGTTACATTCGAGGCTATTCCTGCGAATTGTAAGGGCGCCAATGTATACGTTGATAGCAAGGTATACTTTACCACTACAAACGCTTTAACCATTCCTTTAGAGGCTGGTGTGTACAATGTAAAAGTGGCTTACGTTGATATATTCGGCGAGGGACCAGCGACACAACCAGTTAGCGTAGCAGTAAAAGCTAAGATTGATAAAGCACTACTCGATATGGAGAGCCTCGGCATATCCGATATGGATAAAGCTGTAAAAGCCTTAAAAGAAGAGGTTGGCACAGTCAAGAGCGATGTAAGCGGCTTTAGCAGTAAATTAATAGACCAAGCGAACGCCTTTCAGCGTACAGTAAACGACTTAAATAGAAACGTGAGCTCACAAATTACTCAAATTTCTAACGGCATTGAGCTGAAAGTAACCGATGCACTCGGAAAGCTCGACGGAAAAGAGCTCATAAGCCGTATTAACTTGACGCCAGCAGGTACACGCATAGACGGCAAGCTCTTACACGTTACAGGGCAAGCGAAATTTGACGATAATATTATCGCCAACAAAATGCTACAGGCTGACAGCGTAAACGCTAGAAATATACAAGTTAATAGCTTATCTTCTATCTCTGTTAATACTGGCGACCTAACAGGCGGCTCTATTACAGGTGGCACATTCAAAAATAGTACTGGCACATTCGAGATAGATCGCAACGGCAATATTAAGGGTGCTAATATCACAGGCTCACGCATTGACGCTGCCTCAATATTCCAATCTGGTTATAAGATTAAAAATATTGATGTGCATGTGTACAAGGTTAAGCATGGCGACTGGTGCCCTATTCCTAATGGGTTTACAGAAAAACAATGCGTATTTATTCCAGTAGGGTATGTTATTACAGAGAAATACTTTGACTCGAACGGCGGTTATTATAAAGATAGGCTGCCAAGAACATATGAGCCAGACATGGATAAAATACGCATTAACAAAGATGAGTTTAATAAGCAAAAATCACGCTTTCTTGCTAAATGTAGCCTTTATATGATAAATGATGAAACATATATTCGTGGCTATAAAAGCCAGAAACAAACTATTGTTGGAATTGACGGAACACGCCGAGCAGTGGTTGAGGTTAAGGGGCACGATGAATTTAGCGGCGACCGTAGAGATTACTACACAGACTCATACTTTTACGGCGAATTATCTGTACTATGTATTGCCAAAGCATAAAGGGGGTGGCTTATGGTAAAACACGATTTCACGCTACACGCTGGACATGATTTTAATTTCACTTATCAAGTGCCAGAGGGTAGCGACTTAAACCTCACAGGCTATACAGGCGTATGCAAAATACGAAAAAGGCCTAATGAGGCAGTTATATTTGAGCTGAATACAACAGTCGAAGAAAAGAGCGTTACTTTCTCACTCGCTGGCGATGTATCGGCGAAAAAACAGCTACAGACTAAAGACTTTGTATATGACGCATTTATTTATAACGAGAGTGATCATATCAAGCTAGGCTATGGCAAAATTACATTTATTCAAGACATTTCAATGCATTAATCAGAGGAGATAATAATCATGGCAGATAACACTTTAACTTTGAAATTTGATAAAGATACTATTTTACCTTTATTCGAGGGTTTAAGAGGCCCTAGAGGCGAAAAGGGCGAGGACGGCCAACGTGGTGAGCATGGCGAAAAGGGCGAGCAAGGCCTTAGAGGCCCTAAAGGTGAGCCAGCAAGTGCAGAGCGTGCAGCTGAATTATTGAAACAAAAAAATGTATACTTGGCTGACAATAGCGTTGAAACAGTACTCGCTAAATTGGTAGAGCTTTTAGGCGATACAATTCGAGTTACTTACAAACAACTTGAATATTTCCAACCTTTACAAGGCCAAACATTCCTAGACCTTAAAGGCGAGCCTCATTTTAAAGTGGCTATCAATGGCGGTGCTAAACAAGAGTTTATTTCTGACAATATACGTGTACAAATTCCTGCATTCGGCCAAGATGATATTAACTGTACTTACTACGATTTAGCTGATAGAGAAATCGGTGTGATTTCCATTAAAGGCCTTGAACCTACTGAGGCAGATGATACTTACACAGACGCAACAGGTGCGAAATTTGCTAAATTTGGCCGCAAATTAGTATTGCGATTAGCTACATATAACGGAAATTCATTCAATTGGCTTGGCAAATGGAATAAGTCTGATATTGAAACACTTGAAATTATCAGCAATGAGAAGAAAACAATCGTTGATAATGATAATGCACCTTACAAATATAGTGGCTTAACATTTATTGTGAAACAACCTACTAACATTAATTTCAGTACAGTATTTAATCAAGGCACAGTAACTGTGAACACATTGGAAAGAACTATTCAATTAACACTTGATAATTCAAGCATTCAATATGTTTATGGGGTATATGTTAATAGAGGAACAGGCTCATTAGACGCATTATAATTCATAATAAGGGGAAAATATGGGAGAAATTACACACTTCTTGGAAGAGGCTTGGCGAATGCTGACAGACTCATTTGCCATTAAAGCCTTGCTTGCGGTAGTTGCTGAAGTCGGTATATACATGTTAGGTCTTAAACACGTACAGGTGTTAGGTATATTCATCTGCCTAGTGTTTTTAGATCTATTTACAAAGTGGTCTGCGATTGGCTATCAAATGTTGATTGACATGGGGGCAAACCCTGAGAATATCAGCGGTTTTGACAAATACATAGCCATTCCAGCTGCATGGGGGAAAGGGCTTATATCGTCCAAACATATGCGTAAGCCTTTCATTACAAAGGTGTTAACATATTGCCTAGCGACAGCTGGGGCTTATTGTTTTGATTTTATGGCTGGGAACTACGCCTTTGCCGTAAATCTAGTTTGGCTATATCTTGGTTCAGTTGAGTTTCTAAGTATCCTCGAGAATATGAGGGACGGGGGAAATAGCACAATCGCAGGGCTTTTGGATATAGTGCATTCTAAAATTGACATGGTTTTAAAAAAATAATAGTGCATAAGCCACGCTTACATTGTGTGGCGTGGCTTTTATGTTTGAATTTTAAAAATAACGATAAAAGCACTATAAAATTATCGTTAAAAGCAGAAATAGAGGTGTATATAATGAAAATTGGCACACATTTTGATGATTATGAGTTCGCTTGCAGTTGTCATAGACATGAAGTTGATGAGAATGGGCATAATAAGTTAGACCATATTATCGACAAGCGTTTGGTGGACTTATTAGACGCAATTCGTGAACGTTTAGGCGTGCCGTTGACTGTTACAAGTGGTTATCGTTGCGAGGAACACAATGAGGAAGTAGGCGGCGTATCTAACTCTCAACACGTTTTAGGGACTGCTGCTGATATTACTTATGATGACGTTGACGTTGAGTACTTGGCAGAAGTTGCCGAGGCTTGCGGTCAAGAGTTAGGTATTGAGGGCGGTATCGGTACATATTATTATCAAGGATTCGTACACGTTGACGTACGAGGATATGCAGTACGCTGGAATGATTTGGATTAAAGGGGGTTATTATGTATGCAAAAATTAAGACATACCTCGAAACGATTAAATCTAAGGTTACTATGCAGCGCCTTATTATTGGTGCTATTTGTGTGCTGTTCCTCTATGGCGTTGGCAGCCTCGCAAGTGGATATTTCACAGCCAGAGCCAACTATCAGCGTGCCATTGAGCGATTGGAACAAACTCAAAGAGCGCTTGATGATAGCCGACGCCTCAATAGAGAGCTCAACAAACTCATTGAAACAAGCCGACAGCTTAACAATGACGCAGGCGACCGAATTAAAAGAATTGAGGATTATCAACAGCGAGAGGGCGAAAGCCTTAACCGAATTGAGAGCAATCAACGAGAAACAGGGTCAAGAATTAGCGAAAGCCTCGAACAAAATAACAGAGCAAGAGCAGAGCTTAACTCTAGCCTCGAACTCATTAGACGAATTGAAGAACGAAGTCAAAAACAATAG